GAAATACTGAGGCTTACCAGAAGCGTTTTGCCGCCAATGTGAAGCGGGCTGCCAACGGCCTGCCAGCCCTGGCCCCGGCCACCTACATTGGCCTTGAGCGCTCCTACCGCGAGGCGTTGCGTTCGGCTGGCATGCTGGACTACTTCAACCGCCAGGACATCTTCGAGGAGCTCATGGCTGGCGACGTTGCCCCCCAGGAGCTTTACGACCGGGTGTCAGATGCGTATAACGAGGTTGTCAACGCAGACGCCGCCACCAAGACCCAGATGAAAGAGCTTTACCAGGTCGAGGACAAAGACCTCGTGGCCTACTTCCTGAACCCGAGCGAGAGCATCACGATGCTGAAGCGTCGCGCCACGGCTGCCAAGATCGCTGGTAGGGCCGCCGAGCAGGCTGGCCTGAAGCTGACCGCGGAGACCGCCGAGGACCTGGCCGCGCGTGGTGTCACGATGGCTGAGGCCCAGAAGCAATTCAGCACCATCGCCCAGCAACGCGAGCTCTTCGGTGGGCTCCCCGGCATGGCCGAAGAGACCTTCACACAGCAGCAACAGCTCGGTGCCGCATTTGGCTATGACGAGGCAGCCAAGGCTGAGATCGAGCGCCGCAAGAAAGCCCGCGTTGCAGCACTTTCCGGTGGTGGCCGATTCGCGGCCACTAGCGGTGCGACGTCGGGCTCTGTGGAAACCGGAGTAGGAACCGCGCAGTAACCATTGACACAATGGGTCTTGTGCTATAGTTTCCATAACGCAGCCTTCTCGGACCTCCTCTGGGAAGTGGGCAGAAAGAAACGGAGTGAGCCATGTCAGATGTCATCGATGAGTTCGACGACGAGACGAGCGATCAGTCGCACAAGGATCCCGTCCGCGCACACCTGAAGAAGATGGAGCAGGAAAACAAGCTCCTTCGTCAGCAGGCAGCGGAGTTCGAATCCTTGAAGAGGAAGATGGCGTTTGCCGAAGCAGGCATTGATGTGAATGCTCCGGTTGCCAAGTACTTCATCAAGGGTTACGAAGGCGAGATCTCACCCGAGGCTATTCGCGCAGCAGCTGAAGAGGCTCAGATTCTCAAGCCCACCCAGAAAGAGGTTGCGGACGATTCCGAGAAGCGAGCCTGGGACAGACTGCAGCGTGCAGGCAACGCCAGTGAGACCGCCAATCAGGAACTGGATCTCCACACGAAGATCAATCAGGCTCGTAGTCAAGACGAAGTGATGCAGCTGCTGGCTCAGGCTAACCAACTAGGCAATATCTAGCCCGCAGGACCCCGCGCCTGTCGGGGGAAAGAAATAACAGGTATGTCATACACACAGCAAAGCAGCCTGCTCACTGATCAGGTTGCATTTGACCGGATTGCGTATTTCGCACTCCGCAGCGAACTTTTGTTCGACGCGGTTGCGGACGTCATGCCGGTCGCCCAGGCAATGCCTGGTTCGTCCGTCAAGTTCACGATCTTCAACGATCTTGCTGCGGCGACCACGGCTCTGACCGAAACTTCGGATGTCAGCGCAGTTGCGATGTCCGACAGCCAGGTCGAAGTAACCCTGGCCGAATACGGCAATGCGGTCAACACGACCGCCAAGTTGCGTGGCACGTCGTTCCTCGACGTCGACGCTGCTGCGGCGAACGTCGTTGGCTACAACGCAGGTATCTCGATTGACTCGATCATCCGCGATGTCCTCGCCGCTGGCACCAACGTCGTTTACGGCGGTGGCGGCTCATCGGACGAGACCTCCCGCACGGCGATCGAAGCCGAAGACATCATCGAGGCGAACGACG